TTACAAGGCTGGTGTAAACCCAGTTGTTTCGTTCCCAGGAGAAGGCACTGTTCTCTTTGGTGACAAGACAATGCAAGGTCGCCCATCTGCCTTTGATCGTATCAATGTTCGCCGTTTATTCATCGTTCTAGAAAAGGCAATCTCTGCAGCTGCAAGATCAAGCCTCTTTGAGTTCAATGATGAATTTACACGCTCACAATTCGTCGCTCTAGTTGAACCATTCTTGCGCGATGTACAGGGTCGTCGTGGTGTCTACGACTTCCGCGTAGTTTGTGACGAAACTAACAATACTCCAGCAGTCATTGACCGCAATGAGTTTGTTGGTGACATCTACATTAAGCCAGCAAGAAGTGTAAACTTCATTCAGTTGAACTTCGTCGCTGTTCGCAGTGGCGTCGCCTTCGACGAAATCGTTGGACGCTTCTAATAAATAGATTAAGATAAAGTCAGGAGAATACAATGGCTTTTAATGTATCTGAATTTCGTTCACAAATGCAGTTTGATGGCGCAAGAGCCAATCTGTTTGAAGTCGAAATGACGTTTCCATCCTTCTCGTTGCCAGGAAATGCGGCTCGTAAATTACGCTTCATGTGTAAAACAGCGCAGATTCCTGGATCAACGGTTGGTGTTGTTCCAGTTCAATACTTCGGTCGTGAAGTTAAGTTCGTTGGCAATAGAACATTTGCTGATTGGACTATTAATATTCTAAACGATGAAGATTTTACTGTGCGCAATGCACTTGAGCGTTGGATGAATGGCGTTAATTCACATCGTTTCAATACTCGTAGTGCCTCTGCTGCAACTCCAATTTCCTATGGTACGGATGCTTATGTCCGTCACTATGGTAAAACAGGAAAAGTAATTAAGACCTACAAGTTTATCGGTCTGTTCCCAAATGATCTCGCACCAATCGATCTAGATTGGGGCAACAATGATGCTATCGAAGAATATTCAGTGACTTTTGCATATCAATGGTGGGAAGCAGTCGCCGAAAACGTGGTTTAATCTTGAACTTGTTTTATATTATGGAGTTAATTAATGGCAATTAATCTTTTCGGTTTTGAAATCTTAAGAAAGAAGCCTGAAGCGGTCTCGATCCAGGCTCCTATTGCTGCACCTGTTTTAGATGACGGTGCAATCAATGTTTCTGGTGGATTTTTTGGAACTTATCTTGATCTAGAAGCATCCGTTAAAAACGAAAACGACTTAATCACTCGTTATCGAGAGATGGCTATGCAGCCAGAACTCGAAGCTGCAGTTGATGATATCGTTAACGAATCAATTGTACACGACAATGCTGGTCGTTCTGTCACAATTCTTTTGGATGATCTTGAACAACCAGACAATGTTAAAGACATGATTCGCGATGAATTTGATAATATTCTTCGCATGCTTGATTTTTCAAATTCTGGTTCTGACGTTTTTCGTAATTGGTACATTGATGGTCGTTTATTCTATCAAGTATTAATCGACGAAAAGCAACCAAGACTTGGTATTCAAGAATTGTTATATCTTGATCCACGAAAAATCAAAAAAGTTCGTGTTGCTGTAAAGAAAAAAGATCCAAGAACTGGGATCGAAGTAAACGCTGGTATCCAAGAATACTACGTCTACAATGAAAAGGCTTTGGCACAAGGTCAAAGCATGGTAAGCAATGCCACACCCGACTCTGGATTAAAGATTGCAACAGACGCAATCGTCAATGTTAATTCTGGATTACTCGATCCAAAGAAAAGTACTGTTCTTTCGCACCTTCACAAAGCGATAAAGCCCCTCAACCAGCTCCGAATGGTTGAGGACGCTGTTGTTATCTATCGTTTAAGTCGTGCACCAGAACGTCGTGTGTTCTATATTGACGTTGGTAACATGCCGAAGGTTAAAGCAGAACAATATCTTCGCGATATTATGACTAAATTTAGAAATAAGGTTGTTTACGATAGTTCTACTGGTGAAGTTAAAGACGATCGTAAGTTTATGTCAATGATGGAAGACTTCTGGATTCCACGTCGTGGCGAAGGTAAGTCAACAGAAATCACAACTCTCCCAGCGGGTCAAAATCTTGGTGAATTGTCTGATGTTAATTACTTCGAAAAGAAATTGTACAAGTCATTAAATGTTCCAACTTCTCGTTTGGATTCACAGACTACATTCTCTCTTGGTCGTGCAACAGAAATCACACGAGATGAGTTGAAGTTTAGTAAGTTTATCGATCGTCTACGGTCAAAATTCAGTACTCTGTTTGATGAATTACTATCACGTCAACTTGCCCTCAAGGGTATTTGCTCTCTTGATGAATGGGAAGAACTAAAAGAAAAGATTCACTACGACTTCTTAAAAGATAATAACTTTATCGAACTTAAAGAAGCTGATTTGATGACTTCTAGAATTCAATTGCTCAATCAAGTTGATCCATATGTTGGAACATACTTCTCAAGAGCATGGGTCAAGAAGCATATTCTTCACCTTAATGAAGAAGATGTTGAGAAAATGGGAGAAGAACAAGCAGATGAACCTGCTGTTCCTGCCGTTTCTGCTCCTGGTATTGCTGATGTTGGCGCACCAACTAATGCTGCTCCTGGTGTTGAAGCACCAGCAGACATTAATTCAGTGTTTCAACAAATTACTAAATAATTGGAGATAAATTATGTCATCATTAGATATTGTAAATGCTGCATTAATGGGAGATAAAGAAGCCCTTGTTGCCGCATTTAATTCTGAAGTTGCTGGGCGCGTCACTGATGCGCTTGAAGTTAAAAAAGTAGAAATTGCATCAACAATTTTAAACACAGAAGAACCAACGAATGAAGTTGAAACAACTGAAGTCGAAGTTGACGGAAGCACCGATGCCGTCGACACCGAATCCGCTGAAGGATAATTCAGCGAAAATTTCTGCTTTGGTGCGCGCTGGACTTTTACAGTCCAACGAATTGCCACAACTTAAAGTTGCATTAATTCGTCAACAAAAGGTTGGCGATGTTGCAAAGTTATCTAAAGCACATAGAGATGTGATTGCAAAATACAATGCAGGATTATCAAGTGCTGTTCTTGGATCGCAACAATCATTCCAAGCTGTTCGTAGAAATTTAATGAACGGTGTTGAAATCTTAGATAAAGAACAAATCTCAGAATCAATCAACGAAAGTATTGATCCGCCAATGATGCTTGTTCTAAAAAGAAAGGGCGTTCGTATTTTCCCAGATGGGCAGCGTGTTGCATTGTATGTTCACGAAAAACTAGGTATCACATTCAGCGTTCCTTATAAACAAGGACAAATGCCTGAAGTGATTCCAAACGTCACTGCAGAAGAAACTGAGATCATGGAAAGCCTCGAGCAAGTAGCAGCATATGCACAACAAGAACAACCAAAAGCATTAGCAAAGCATATGAAGTTTGCTGATGGTTCTAAACTTAAAGTTAGTCACGGTGCAGCAAAAGCCATTCATATGGTTCATGGTGCATTGAATGACGAAAATAAAAAGAAGTTTGCTGATATGCTCACGACTCCAAAAGGATTCGAAAAGGCAGCACATTTCGCATTAAGCAAAGTTGAATACACGATTGGTGGCAAATGAGCATTGTATCACAAGTTGTAAGAGAAATCATTGCTGAAGCAAACGTCCAGAAAATGGGTCGTAAAAAGATCATTCGTGCAAGAGTACGTGGTGGTAAAGTTCAGCGAAGAAAAGTTGTGTCTGCAGTAAAGGGCTACACTATTCGTAGTGGTAAGTTGATTCGTATGTCACCAGCAGAAAGTCGTCGTAGAAAACTTGGGCAGCGTAAAGGCAAATTAAAGAGAAAAGCCAAGTTGGCTCGTGCTTTAATAAAAAGAAAGCGTTCACTTATAAAACGCAAATCATTGGGGCTAAAGTAAATGAAACTAATCACAGAAACAATTGAAGAAGTAAAACTCATCACCGAAGAAAAGAACGGTGTGAAATCTCTCTTCATTCAGGGTCCGTTTCTAGTTGCTGAAACAAAAAACAAAAACGGTCGTATGTATAAGACAGATACTCTTGCAAAAGAAGTTGGTCGTTACAACGAAGAATACGTTAAGAAAAATCGCGCATTCGGTGAATTAGGTCATCCAGATTCCCCATCGATTAATCTCGATCGCGTATCACATTTAATCACTTCATTGAAGCAAGAAGGCAATCAATGGATTGGTAAAGCAAAAATTCTTGAAACCCCAATGGGTAAAATCGCCAAGTCCTTAATGGAAGGCGGTGCAACCCTTGGTGTATCATCACGTGGCATGGGCTCACTTAAAGAAGTGAACGGTGTTAACGTGGTTCAAGATGACTATTATCTAGCCACAGCGGCTGATATTGTAGCGGATCCATCCGCACCTGGTGCTTTTGTTCAAGGTATTATGGAAGGTAAAGAGTGGGTTTGGCATAATGGCGTTGTCAAAGAGATCGAT